CCCTCAATGATCTCATATCTATCTTGCTCGGTAAATCCATATGATTCATCATTCACCCAATCTTTTGACATTTGCATGATTGCTTCTTGAATACCTTCAGTCCCCGCCTCCCATCCACCAATCTTAAATGCTCTTTTAAATTGATTACCGACCTTAGAACCATCAGCTAATTTCTTAGCAATATGTGAAGCAAAATTACCTTTTTTGACAAATTTAGTAGCTATCTTTCCTGGTACAATAGTATCAAGAAGAGCTACAAAAGCACCTGTTACTGCAGCATGCTTAGCTGATATATTGCCACCAGCTTCTAGTTGTTTAGCGTAAGTCTCTCCAGAATTTAAAATATAGTTAGGTACATATGCTGCTGCAAGAGTGGCAGCGCTAACTATAGCAGTTGGAGCACCAAGCCAAAAAGCAAGTGCGCCTGCAACACTGCCAACCACTACAGATGGAGCCATCAGAGGAATCTGAGTTTTTACTGTATCATGAATCCATTTGGCAACATCACCCATTCCCTCTGATTCTTGAAAAGCCTGCCTTTTATATGCAGCAGCGAGAGCCTCATTTTCTTCAGCTCCTAATTCTCCCCTATCCTGCAAAGATTCAATATTCCATAGGTCTCCCATCATCTGTACAAATCGCCATCCTAGCCCTTGAGCCTGATCTATACCAGCAGACCACGCGCCGTAAGATTCTGATGGTTCAGGTATACCTATAACTGGCTTATTCGCTTCAGCCAATTCAACTACATTTCTCGTAGGTAGTACTTGATTTTCTGTATTCAATCCTGGTAATGCCATTTAAGATTCCTATTTAGAAAAGTCTTTCCATTGCTCTAGTATTGACTGAGCTTCTGAGCCTGGAACTTGTGTAATATTTCCATATTTGTCTGAAGGTTCTCCTTTAAGCGATGTGCTTAATGGAGGCAACCCCCTCCATCTTATTGCTAGGTTAGCTTGAAATTTATCTATACCAATTTTACCTACTATGTAATCATCTATACCTGATTCCTGTATACCAAACTCAAGGAACTTATCTTGGTTTTCAGGAGTAAATATCATAGCATCAAGCTCTTTTGAATTATAACCCAAATATTTTTTAGCATTATCTAGTAGATATCTTCTCTTAAACTGACCAACACCAACTGCCTTATCGCCATACTTTTTATGTATGTCTCCTATAGTCATGTTGGTAAGGTCTGGATCACCCTTCTTTAATCCCGCAACTGCATTAAATCCACCAAGAGTAGATTCAGCTCTACGTATAAGATTCTTAACATCTTCCATAAGTTTGGCTCTTCTACTTTCAGCAGTCCACTCTTGTACTGCATCTGCAGCAGGACCACCAGCAGCGCCAAGAGCATCAATGGCCTCCGAGGAACCTATAAAATCTTCAGATCTAGTTTCTCCATACATCCTAGCACTGCTAGGAGTAATACCAAGATCAAGCTCGCTTCTTTGTATTTCATTTTGAGCTCTAATGACTTCTGGATCAATAAAGTCAGCTCTTTTAATCAGTCCTTTGTTACTATCGCCGCCCATAGCTAACATTCCTGCATCATCAGTGTTTGCAAATGATCTATCATTAACCTCAAAAAGTCCTCTTGCTTCATCCTCTGCTAACGCAAGTTCCGCACCGGCAGTATCTGCTTGAGCTATTGGAATTGTAGTTGCCTCAACGGGAAATGGCACGGGTACTGCAGCGTTTATCGCCTCTCTTATTTGCTCCTGATCCATCACGGTTGAATTCTTTATTGCTTCTACACCCCTTTGGAAAAGCTCTACTACCTTAGAAGATATCCATAAAGCTCCTTCTTTAATGCCTGTCTTCATCTTCTCAGCAACAATCTCAGCAGCCTTCTCATCGCTAATAATAGCACCCGGCTCATCACCTGGAGCGCCAACCTCTTCAGTAAGAGCTTTTTTAACTTCTTCCCAATGAGCATCACCAGCCTCTCCACCGCCAGCAACAAATTTAACAATAGATTTAAATTTACCACTCGTAATCCACTTGCCAAATGCTTCCGCTCTTTCTTTATTCTTTATTCTTGACGCTTCTCTTTCTTTTGCAACCGTGGCTTCTTCAAACTTATCAGGTATAGCATACCCTCCTGCAGTAGTTATATCAGAACCCATCTGTTTTGACTTCAATCCAACCGCGGCATCAAGATCTCTGGCTGTCTGTGATGCGCCAGTAGGAGTGCCATCCTCATCTATTTCAAACAACTTAGGCCAAAGGTTATCTATTAATCTTTGATCATACCCAGTAGCCTGTAGATAACTTTGCCCTAAAGACTGCATACGATAACTTAATTTCCTTCTCTCGTCCTCTAAAGCTTCCCTCTCTGGTCCCTGTAACATTTGAAGGCCAGGTTCCCCCTTTAATCGGTTATTAATACTTACATACCTCTCAGCCATATTGCTAAGCATAAATTCAGTACCCTGAACATATGATGCTGCTCCTGCAGCCTCTACGTCCCAAGCATGTTTTCTCTCTTCGTATCCCCAAAGTTTCTCAGCTTTGGCAATCTGCCAATCTTGATCAGCTATTCTCTCTTCAGTCTTCTGTACCTGAGTACCTAGCGCTCCTAGAAGTCCGCCCCATCCTGCACCACCAGCAATACTAACCATTATACCACCTCCTCTGTAACTCTAACACCAGTCACAGGCTGAACATCTGGTGCTACCCCACCTCTTAACATATCCTGCGTCATTTTCATCCAAGAATCATCATTGATTGCATTATCATCTCCTGTTATCACAGTATTAATAGCATACGTTAAGGCCTCTCCCATAAAAGCCTGAGCCTCATTATCATCCCTAAACTCTTTTAATCCTTTCTCTGATGCAATTTCAGTTAATTGATGAACAATCCCTGATTGCATATCAACATACATGTCTCTGGAAATATCAACACCTTCTTCCTCCGACATTGCAAGCTCGTTAGCCAAAAGATTTCCAGCCATCTCGCCCAAAGTTTCAGGCAATTTATCTTTTCCCTCTTTCAACTTTTCTACTACCTCATCAAATCCTTCTCTATAAATATACATATATATGGGCGATGTTATGTTATCTGCCTGTATAGATTCTTCCTGAGAACCTTCTGGAAACGGGTTCTGATTTATATTCTCTTCTACAACAACCTGATCCTCTGTAGTTTGTTCTTGTGGAATTGCTTCTGGTATTGGAAATGATCTTGCTGGTTGTTTCATGCTACTTTCCTTTGTTGCCCCTGAGTTATAAGACCATTAGTGGAGGTTCCTAAAGCGCCTACTGCTGTTTTATTAACCTCTTTAGGGGGCAAAGTATCAGCAACAGTAAGTCCTGGCTCTGATTTTATACCTTCAACCTGAGCAATAGGATTAGTCCATCCCATAAAAGTAGAACCTATAGCTGTGCGTCTTTTGTTTTCAGCTATATTACCTTCAGCTGCCAGTCTATTGATTGCATTCTGCTCTTGGCCTAGCGCCTCTTGTATATCTAAATTTCTCATTGCTAGCTTAGCTTTTGATTTCTCAGTAAAGTAGCTACCAATTCCGCTTAAAATCCCACCAATACTAATACCGCCTCCGCCTCCTAACAAAGTAGTAAAAAGAGAACCTAGCCCACCAGCTTTCTTAAATGATCCTTCAGATACAGTCCTCCCTTTAGTATTATATCCACTACTGCTAAACGTATCTGTATCAATTCCAGTTTGATCTCCCCATCCACTCTTAAGCCAGTTAAATCCCTTGGCTATGTAATCACCAAAGTCCAAGCCTTTATCCTTAGACTGAGACCTTCCTAGAGAAGCGCCTGCATTAACTAGAATTGCTGCTTGTTTAGCCTCTGCACTTAGAGGAGATACAAACTTGTTTCTTCCAGCTGATGTATTACCATTTGTTTTTATCATAATATCATCCTATTAAAACCATGTAGGAGTTATAGCCCTTAATGCATTAGCTGCGGCATCTGCACTCATACCTGGTGTTCTTGTAATAGCGCCTCTCTCTTGAAGGATAGATCTCCAATTAGCCGATCTTTCTGAAAGTTGCCTCAATGTTGTATTGATACTCCCAGTAAGTTTTTCCATAAAGGCTTGATAGTAAGCCTGATTCTGAGCCAGTCTAAATGCATTAGTTGCATCCTGATTAGCCATCCTCTGAGCCATAAAAGCACTAGCATCTCTCTCTGCTATTGGAATTGCTACTTGAAGAATAGCAGCCATAACAGCTTCCTGAGCTATAGAACTATTACCAAGACCAGATCTGTTCATTGACTGCAAAGCCTTAGTTGTAGCTGCCTTAAAAAGAGGACTATTAGTATTTATTAAATCCTTAAGTCTTTCTTGTAGTACCTCAGACCGTGGACCAATTAAAACAATCTCTTCAAGCAATGGTTGATTTAATTTGCTTTCATCAAAAATAGCATTTATATCAAATCCTCCGCCAGAGACCACAGTTGGGTCTGATCTTGGTCGTACAGGCGGAATGACAGGATCGTCATCTTCTTCCTCTGTCTTTCGTATACCAAACCCTTCTGGCTTACCTAGTTTTTTAGCATAGGCTTTACCCGCATCACTTTCATAAAACTCACCACTCGCGGCCTTTTGTGTTGGAGTACTAACAAACCTTTTTAAACCCTTTTCCTCCCCCTCTGTACCAACCTCCCCAGTTCTTTGTGCTGTCTTAGCAGCATTTAATCTATCTGTAAATTGTTTAAATGCCCTTTTACTAACGTTGGCATCTGGGACATCAGCTATACCAAGCCCCTTAGCATGGGCTATAATATCTCCTCTGTTTTCAGCTAACACAGGAATGCCTTGAGTAGTAACCTTTTTGCCTGGATACCCAAGCATAGCCTCCCTTCTTCTTAAAACTTTCTTTTCAGAATCTGATATATAGGCAAGCTTGGTTGAGCCAATTGATTCTGGCTGTTCAACTACCTTCGGAACCTCTGTTAACATTGTCATCTTCTAACACCTCTCGTAGAATAGTCTACCACCGCTCCTTGCAGTGTTATTGGTTTATCATATATAGAATTATTTGATATAATCATACTCATATTTGTTCCTATGCCACTAATTTTTACCCTTTCTGATGCAACAACAGTAACACCAGTGGTTTCGCTAGATATGTCATCTTCATTCCATTCGTCAGAAGTTACATCCACAGCGTAATCTACCGCTGCATCAGTTGATCTAGGAGTAAAAGTACCACCGTAATCAAAAGATGGTTTCAGGGTTAAAGACGTAGCTGTATCAGCATTTATCTCTAACCCTATTTCTCTAAATCTTTTCTTTACTTGTGGGGAACCGTAACTATAATACGCACTCCTTATGAAAGATGACACGCTTAAGCCATCAAAACTTGTACCAGAATCTATTCTACGTACATACCCATCATCATATCCACCATATAAAACTTCAAATCCATTGGCATCTTCACCAGAAGCACAGCAAGATAGTTGATGAGATAAAGTAAATGGCATAATGCCTACGTTTTCTCCATTTACATAGGTCATAGCCAGACCAGTCTTATCATTAAAGAATAGTCTGTACTGATTTTTACCCCTGACTCGTAACGATAGTATAGCACTATCTTTTTTCTTTTGTATATACGGATCAATTTGACTTGATGCAACAGAGGCTTGAAAATCTCCATAGTACTGAACTGTAAAGATAGAAGTAATTCCCCTGTCATCAAGAAAGAATGTTTGATCCATCTTTTGCATAGTATATGGAATTGCTCCGGTTCCCTGATGGAATCTTGTTAAATTCCAATCCGCTGAATCACTTCCATATAACATGTACGTATCATTTCTAGTAAAGATAGACATCACATCTTTTAACTCTGTAGAAAACCCAGACACCTCATCTCCCAAAGCTATTTCGGCAGCTCCAGTAATAGGACTCCATTGTAATGGTTTAAGTATACTAGAATGCTGAACAGAAGACCCAGGAAATGAGAAGAATAAATGTTTTTTGTGAGCTATAACATGTTCAGGAGTATCAGTAGTCATCCCAGTATTTACTTTAATAAAGGTGGTTCCATCATACTGAAAACCTTTATCTACCGTACTAACACCATACATTGAAGCCGCTGCAACTGAACCTCTAAAGTTATAATTTACAAACTCATATTTTCCACCTGGATTTAATGTTTGAGCATATTGTGTTCCATCAGCAATAGCTAATGTTTGAGCAGCTGGTTGACCAGCCCCATTAATATCAGCCCTATCTACACCAGAAACCTGTATCTTTTCTCCATCTGTCCAAGTCCCAGTATTGTCTATTATAGATAAATGTCCGGCTGCATCACCAGTAGACCAATCGCCACTAGCAACTGAGATACTTTTTACTGTTGCGCTCTCTTCAGATGTAGCTCCTGTAATAGTATCATCTTCTTTTATCTCTACCGTACCAGCGTCAAATGCTAAAGTTGGACTAGATAATGTCTCATCATCTACAAACGTGCCAGAAATTCCCGTAAGAACCATAACACCCTTAGCACCGGTTTCCCATAATCCAGAATAACTTATTTCTTTTACAGTTCCGGTTGCTCCACCAGCTCCTGTTACAACAGAACCAACAAGAAACTCACCATTTTGTGTAGTACCATCAAAATTTAGAGCGGTTCCTAAATCAATTTCCAACCACCCAGTTGGGGTTGATCTGTACATACCTGCTGTAGCGCCACCAGACTTATTTCTAAAAGCATAAGTATCTCCACCAAACACCCATACCCCCAGTACACTACCTTCTCCAGGAACTATGGTAATATTATCTCTTTGATCCTCTATAGCTGTTTGCAGTTCTGTTACAAGGCTAGCATCTGCAGATGCGTCCCTTAATACAGGAGGGCCATATGATAAAGAAGTGGCCAGGAGCCCCATTATCCAACCCTAAAGACCGATAACTGTCCGTAATGCATCTGAAAATTTTCTGACCCGGAATCCCCATGTTTTACTTGTGCTAACACATCCGTATAAGTAGTGTGACCAGTAGTATCAATTATTCCAGAAGCAGATACCATGTTATCTAAAGTTGCGGCCACTCTTTGAACAGATGCATCATATCCAGGATAAGTTGTAGAAGCACCGTCTACTGAAGTCCCAATTCTAAATATCCATATTACGGTGTCTGTCCCAGTCTGTGCAAAACTTATACCAAGATTTACCATAAAGAATCCTTTATCATATATCCTAATTCTATCATTGGCAAAATCAGCATCGGTTCCTACGGTAGTTGAAGACACAGTTCCTGTATCATCTGGCCCATTAGCCCCTACTGAATCAGCATTCCAATCTATTGTAACAGTTGTAGCAGTTGCTATTGCTTGAGAAGCTGGTGTTCCAACAGGAGAATATATAGTTGCATAACCTCCCATGCCAGTTTCCACGAACTGTCTGACCATCTGAGCAGTAATAGCCCCGGTAGTGTTATTGGCAAAACTAGTTCCAGTTAGAACTGATCTTTCCTTTCTTAAAGCTGTTGGTGTGCCCATTATCCGTACTCCACATTAAATGCGCTTCCGAAAGCGCTATCTTTATTTAAAAAATACATTGTTTCTCCATCCTCAAGAGTTCCACTTACTACAGTAAAATATACGTATCCTTCTGCATCTGAATTAGAGAACGACCCAGCTGATGAGTCGCCAGTTACATCCTCAATACTAACTTGAAGTACTGATCCTATAGCCCCACTAGAAGCGCCTTTAACTAAGTCACCTACTGATGGAATTTGCATATCAAACGCAGTGCTAAAAGCACTATCAAAGACAGAGTCTCTAGCAGTGCCAACAGTAAAAGGAATTCTATAAAAAGTTATTTGAGATGGAAGGGTCTGTCCATCAAACCTCTCATAACCATCTATCCTTCTATATCTTCCTCTTACATCTACCTCAAAATTTTTAGCAGCTACTAACTCACCAGGTCTCATAGACAATGCTGGTTCTACTATATTTAATCCGCCTTCAAAAGGAAAATAATTAGATTCTAATCCTGAAGGTCTTAGTGATCTTGAGGTTAACTTAGTCATTGCGGAACTACTGTAAAGTTAAAGATATCTTGAGTTCTAGAAAATCTCCTATTCTTTTGTCCAGATAATTGATCAGCCTCTAGCTTATCAAGGAGGTCTTCAAACTCTGCTAAAGCTCCGGCTAAAATTTCTGGAGCATCCTCATTTTCACCATAGTATATCTTGGCCCTCGAAATTATTATTTTATGGAACCTAGCTGGTATCGGAGACTCACTACTGTCTGCACTCATAGCAGTCGGAGTTTTCCAATAAGACGCAGATATAGCGGTAGTTGCATTTGGGGTGGGATATAGATCTATAACATTATCAGGCTTAACTGAAAAAACTTCTGGTGTAGCAGAGTCTATCACTCCTAATTTGTATTCTAAATTATAATCATCCCAATCCATGTATTCTAATTCTTGATATGAATTAGTTCCTTTAGCAAAAACAAAAGAATCCAACTTCCAATTTCCTAAATTAGACGGAGAAGTTAAGGTTGAAACATCAGCTACTGGAGTAAGAGTAGCTTCAGTCCAAAGAAAATCCCAGTTAAACCATCTGCTCTGTATATCAATATCAGCATCTCTAATATATCTAACAACAGCATTCTCTTCTTCAGACAAAGTTGAAGTAGATACTGACGATGGCCCAGTACCTGGAATACCTATATCCCTGGCCATATCTTGGCATAACTCTTGGTAAGTACTCATCTCAAATTATTCACTATTTTTTTATAAACATCATTAGGATTTATCTTGGCCGCGCACATAGCTCCTCCAGTTTCACTGTCTCTGTAACATGTCTTGAATCCATAGTGCATTTTATGGCACGGAAAACAGTAGTTATCATAATACTCAGGCTCTAAAGTACTAGTATTATTCCAGTGCTTTGAAAGATTTTCTTTTGAGGAATGCGATAACATTACTATTTTATGACACGGTAATGTAGATGCTGCATTAAGGACTCCAGTCTCAGGCCCAATAACTACTGAGCAATGATCTAAAAATGCGAGAGTTTTTCTTATAGACCATTTACCTGATTTGGTTATTACTCTACTCTCTTTCTCCCATCCTTGCTCAAGCAACTTACAAAGCTCATCACCAACTGTAACGAAACAAATATCTTTTCGATAACGTAATATTTTGTCTATAACGGTATCAGTCCAAGGATACACTTTATGAACAGAAGACCCAGAAAGAGACCACAAAACTACGTGTCTCTGTTTTATTTTTTTTCTAAACTTTTTAGCCCAAATTTTCTCATCATCAAATGGAAAAAATTTAGGATTAAATATATGAGGAACCCCTGCAATATCATGGGTCCTCTCCATATAGTTTACATTACATTCCTTATGTAATTTATCCTTATCCCATTTAAATCTTTCATCTCCTGGGACTAAAAATACCTTGCCGTCTCTTAATTTACTAGTTCTCTCTGGAACCACTAATAGAGACGCCTCAATAGATTCAGAAAGCTGAATTACTTTATCGAAAAGATCGTCGAAATGTTTCCAGT